TAACGGCGCGAAAAAAGGTCTATCACCTGAGGAGATCGCAGAAAGCACGGAGCAGCACGGGCGATTCGGAAGGAAACGGCCCGACTCGACTTTTAACCCGGCTCCCGGAGATAACACAAAGTATATCACCCACGCGATGCGGCTGGCTTCATTGCCTAAAATCGAAATGAGCGACCCGGCTCAAGTCGAAGAACGGTGCGAGACTTATTTCAGAATGGCCGCAGAAGATGACGCGAAACCGTCTCTCGCTGCTTTGTCCCTTGCTCTTGGTATCGACCGCGCTTATCTCTATATGCTTTGTAATGGCGTGAAGAGGGGTAACCCGGATTCGGTTAAAGTGCTAAAAAAGGCCCGACAAATTTTGGACACTTTGATGGTTGACTATATGCAAAATGGCAAGATCAATCCGGTGTCGGGAATCTTCATCATGAAGAACACGCTGGGCTATCGGGATCAACAGGAAATCGTCGTTTCTCAGGGCGACCCGATGCAGAACGGAGACCCCGCCGAGATCCGCGAACGCTACCTTGACTCGGTGGTCGCTCCCGCCTTGCCGGAAGCATCGTCCCCATTCGATGCAATCGAAGTCGAGTTCGTCGATGAGGTCGCAGAAGGCGCAGAAAGCACCGAATAAACGGAAAAGCCGCAACAGGACGTCGCTCCTCGCTGCGGCTCGTTTTATTTTGGGGCGGTTTTGCGCGTCCTGAGGCGGTCTGCTCCTCGCTGATTTAGCCGCCAAGATTTAATTTTGCCTTGCGTGTGCCGATTGCGTGGTCAAAACATGGGCAAATTTAATGTTTTGCGCTTATCCCATCAAACTATACCATATAGTGTAAAACGCAAATAAGGGGCAATTTTGACGATGTTATGAGATACGGCACGAATTGGTACAAAAAAAGACCGCCGGTGTGGCGGTCAATTCTGTATTTGTTCGGTTGAAATTATTTCGCGCCGAAGACGGAGCCGGTATAATCGCCGACAACCGTCCAGGCGTTTTTGTCGAGGATCGCGGTCGTGCCAATATCGTCCAGATTTGCCCGTCTGACTTTGCCGTCAGCGTCGGCCTTGTATCGATATTTTGCCGTGTCATAGATACCGCCGTTCTTGATGATTTTTTCGATAAGTTCCTTTTTCATTGTCTTTGTTTCCTTTCTGATTTTTCAATTTTGATTTTAACGCGCAGAAGGCGCTTTGTCAACGGATTCCGTGAAATTGCTTCATGCTGTCCCATTCGTCGGACTTAATCTGCTGGACGTCCACCATAACGGGCTGGAGCGTGTCGGGCGTATAGTAAAGCGCCTTTCCGTATTTCGGCAGAAGTTCCGCACCAGGCGCGCCGAGAATCTGCCTTGATTCGATTCGGTCGCGGCACCGGAGCGCGACCCGAGCCGGGAAGTTTTGTTGTAACTGCGCTGGGATCGTCTTGCGGTCGGGGCTTTGTGTCGCCGCGATAATGTGAATCCCGGCGGCGCGTCCCAGTCGACCGAGCCGCACCAACAGGGGCAGAAAGCCGGGAAGACTTGATAAGTCGGCTAGTTCGTCAATTACGACGTAAACGGTCACGCCGGTATACTGCCGTTCCCCGCGTCGCTGCATTTCGATGTAGCGCCTTTCCATCAAATCAAGGACGGAGCGCAGAACGGACAGAATGCGGTCCGGCTCAGTCTCACAAGCCCACACCGACGGCCACCCACGGAAACGGCTTAACTCGACGCGCTTCGGGTCGATAAGGACGGCACCGCGCCGGGACGGATCGCAGAAAAACGCATACATGACGGAATCAAGCAGAACGCTTTTTCCGGAGCCGGTTGTTCCGGCGATTAGTGTATGAGTTTGGCGTAGGATGTCGTTTGGCAAGGCCGGAATGTTTACGGTCAATATATATCACCTCTCATTGTATTTATACGGTTTCCCGCGACGGCCCGAAAAGGACCGTTTCGACCGGTTCCGCGTCCGGTTCTCATCGGGCGGGGAAATCAATTCGCCGCTGCGACGCGTTCAAGGTAGATACGGACGCGTTCACGCCCTGCTCCGGCTGGCGTGATGTTATAATGATGGTAGGAGTAAACGCCTGTCTTGGTGTTGATCCTGAGCGCGTCGAAATCGTACCACCATTCGAGGCGGGACGCCTTCGCCCAGTCAAGCGCTTTCCAACCGGGGACAAAGTTTTTGCCGGTCGGGTTGTCAAAATCGAACGATTCCACAAAAAGCAGTTTGTTTATCGGTCTTGCGCTGATCGTGTTGAGATAGGCAATAATGGCTTCCGATGTATACGGGATTTCAGCAGCCCACGCGGCGCGGTCTTGCTCAAGGTCGCCCCAAGTGCCGCGCTCATCTTCAAAGGAGAAAGAGAAGTGCGCGACACAATCGGAAACGAGTTCCCGCACGGGGTTTTTCAAGGGGGCGCCGGTTCTCTTGTTCGTTTTGCGCTCTCTGTATTTCGTCGCTTTCGTGATCTCGATGCAGTACCGGCGACCGTTCTTCGCGTCGAAGATGTAGCCGGGAACAACAAGTCGATAGTTCCCAATGTCGGACGCCTTCGTGGATTCATCCGAGGCGAAAAACTCGCATCCGCGCCGCTCAAGCATAAGCGCCTTTCTCACGACGGCGTGTTCCTGTTCGGCGTCTTCCTGGGCGTTTTTGGGGGCGTTCTGCGCGTCCTCGGTGATCTCCTCGGTTGCCTGTTCGACCGTCTCCGGCTCGGCCTGCTTGGGTTCATACCGACGCATAGCAGACGCGAGGCTGTCAATGTGGCAAGGGTGGATCTCGGACGGCTGATAGATGTCTGCGGTCCTGAGTTCGTCACGGGTGGCGGCGTTCTCGATTCCGGCGGCCCATTCGCGATTCTTGGCGCTGACTCTCTCGTCCCAATCTCCGACGCTGTTGACGATCTCGGCGACGGTGACGACCGCGGCGTCATAGCCCAGCGCGTCAACGATGGCGGCGACGGTCTGATCCGGGCGTTCATTGTTCTTGTAGTAGGTTTCTTTGAAGGTGGCGACGACGGTGTCGAAGTTTGCGCGGGTCGCCTGACGGGCGGCTCTCATTGTTTCGCGGTCGGTGTAATTGGTAATACCTTTCATTGTCTTTTCTCCTTGCCGGGGCTACCGGCTGCGCCGGGGTTGATCTCCAGAGCCGCGACGCTTTCTTTTGATTACATTACCTATTATACACGCTCTGCATTTACTTGTCAATAGTAAATGCAAATTTTAATCAAGATTTTATATAAAAGTTTCCACGGCGCGGACGAATTACCCCATTCGGACGGTCCGTGGATCGTGCAGCGCGTCCGGCTCCCGGCTTTCCCCGCCCCGCGTCGGCGCGTCCGGGGCCGGGGGATATACGGCAGCGAGTCCAGGGCGGGGTGAGTCCTCTCAGCACTTTTCAAAACAAAAAGGGCAAATTTGCAAAAAATCTCTTGACAATTGCATTTACTTGTGATAGAATAAATACAACAAAACAAAAGCGAGGTGCTGTTATGAAAAAGTTCAAGAACGCGATCGGGTATGTTCGCGTATCAACGGAGCAACAGGCAAAGGACGATAAGTACGGGATCGACGTGCAGAAACAGGCTATTCTGCTCTACGCGAATGAGAACGGTTATAACATCGTGGATTGGAAGATCGACGAGATCAGCGGTACGAAAGATGACCGCCCTGCGCTGAACGAAATCCTGTATGGTGACAATGTATCGAATCCGCCGTTCGAGGCCGTCATTATTTTCAAAAACGACCGACTTGCCCGCGACACGAAACTCTATTTCTACTATCTCTACACGCTCGAAAAAAAGAACATTGCGCTCTTGAGTACAAAGGAAGAGTTTACCGAGGGCAGCGAGTTCGCAAACATCTACCGCGCCCTGTTGCAGTTCGTCGCGGAACAGGAACGCAAAAACATCGCGCTTCGCACCGGGCGGGGCAGAAGTATCAAGGCTCAATGCGGTGGTTACGCCGGTGGTCGCTGTCCTTATGGTTATAAGGTTGTTGGCGGTCGGCTTGTCATTAACGACGATGAGCGCCCCATTGTGGAATACGTATTCAAACGCCACGCCGAGAAGGTTCCGATGCTTACCATCGCGGACGAACTGAACGACCTCGGATATAGAACGCGCAAGGGCACGAAGTTCCAAAACACGAGCGTTCGCAGCATCGTGAGCAACGAACCGCTTTACAGAGGTATGTACAAATATGGCAATATGGGTTGGGTCGTTGGCGTACACGAGCCGATTCTTGATGATTAACGACTAAAGGGGATGTTGTTGCATGAACAAAGATACAATGAACTGGAACCGACTGAGCCTGAGAAAATGGGTAGGGCCTGAGACACAGATTCTCGGGGATTCTCCATATTCTGTGTACGAATGGCACACAAAAGACGGCGTGTTTTACGTCGGAATGGGAAAATGGTATAGATTCAACGATGTGAACAAAAAGTCGCGTTCAAAAGAGTTTATGGATGTTTACTCAAACAATTTTTGTTGGCCCGTCATCGTTGCTTGCGGTATGTCTGAACAGGAAACGCGCAGAATCGAGAGAGAACTCATTGAAAAATATGTCAACGACGGGGCACATCTCGTAAACAAGCAGTACGTTGTCGATTTTTACCACACTCCCGCAAATTTGCAGAAATATGAGGCGATGAGGGCGAGGGCAAGGGAAAGAAATCGAGAAAAAACAGAATTGATCACCAACATTAAATACTCGGAAAGAATCATCGAGAATGGAACCACCGAGATCCCGTCGATATTTATGTTCAAGGGCGGTTGCGATGAACTTTTCCCGTTTCTCTACGCCTGTCGCAAAATGAATTGCACGGTCAAATTCGCAAACGAGCAGATTGAGGTTAAGCCGGATTGCCGTTCAATAGCGCAAGATATAGAATTGTCATTTTATGCGGCGACCGCGAAACATCCAAAAATCGCGAATGACTACGTTCGCTATCTCGGCAATCTGTCGCTGATGAAATGGTCGTAACTCGCACCTCATAGTTAATATTTTCTCATTCTCAAAAATTTTCCAAAAACAAAAAAGGGAGTCCTATAACGGGACTCCTTAATTTTTTATGCACTTTAGTGGCACGAAAAGTAATAAAGTGCCGATTTTGTGCGAATCGGTGCAAATAACCCCATAAAAAATGTGCGAATCGGGGCGAAACGTTCCGAATCGGAGGCATAGGGCCGCGTCAGCCCGAATCTT